AGGGACGACTGCCACCGTAGCCAAAGTGACCTTGAATTGAGCCGGGTTCAGCGCCGGCCACTCTCAACCTTCACGCATTGCGCTTGGCTTAATTTGCTGATGGGGCGTTCTAGAGCGTCATTAACCTGGGGCTGCTAGGCGCAAGTCGTGAGGGTTTTACAGCCGCAATCGACCAAAGATGCGCCAACCGGGGCCCAAATTCCAGGGTCGAGCGCATTGCCGCATATGATGTGGCTCAATAGATTGCGCCGCCACGCTGAGGCGAACAGAATCGCTGAGTGGCTTCCCTCAAACTTCTCCTCCAGGCGCTGCCTGTTGCATGGCTAGTCCATGCTCTTTTCTTCGCGCAGACCCGGCGTGCTCGGCCGCTTCGCCTGCTTGGCATAGGCCACAACACACGGCGCTGCCCGGTCAAGCTGTGTAGTGGCCGAAACAACGCCAGCCGCGCGCTATATGTCTTCCACCGATACCTTTCTCGGCGGGAGAGCGGTAGGAGCGCGTAACCAAAAATTTACTGGATACACCATGGCGCAGGAAAAGAAAGCCGCGCCAGACTGGGAGCGCATCGAAGCTGACTACCGGGCTGGCTTGCTGTCAGTTCGCGAGATAGCCGCTTCACAGAAGATTTCGCACGTAGCTATCGCCAAGCGCGCAAAGCGTGACGGATGGGAGCGCGATCTCTCCAAACGCATACAGGATAAGGCTGACGCACTGGTTACCAGCCGTGCGGTTACCAGCTTGGTTACCACGGAAAAGGCGGTAACCGATCGCACGATCGTTGAGGCGAATGCTGAAGTCATCGCCAACATCCGACTTCTCCACAGAACAGATATCGCACGGTCGCGCCGACTTGCTATGGCGCTGTTGTCGGAAGTGGAAGCACAGACCAGCGACCTTGAGTTGTTCGACCGGCTGGCTGAACTGGTAATCGACACTGGCAACGATGCGGAGTCGAAACTGCTTGAAGCATATCGGCGCGTGATCTCGACGCCGGGCCGCATCGACGGCATGAAGAAGCTGGCGGAAACGCTGAAGACGCTGATTGGACTGGAGCGCGAGGCATACGGGCTGACCGACTCGCAGCGATTGGAGCTGACCGGCAAGGATGGCCAGAAGCTCACAGCGACGCTCACGACCGATCCGATTGAGGCAGCGCGGGTTTATCAGAAGATAATGTCCGGCAATGTGTAATGCCAGTTCCTTTTCCGTTTGACTTCAAGAATCCCGATTACCTTTCGGTCTTTGAGTGGCGAGTTGAAAAGCTGGAGCAAATCCGGAAAGACCCTTCAGTTCTGCCTGCGTTCTTCAAGGTGTACCAGGACAACCCCGCTCAGTTCATTATCGACTGGGGGATGACGTCAGACCCGCGTAACGTTGAGCGAGGGCTGCCTGCCTCAATCCCGTTCATTCTCTTCCCGCGGCAAGAGGAATGGGTTCACTGGTTCCTAGAGCGGTGGAAGAATCAAGAGCCGGGCCTGACTGAGAAGACCCGGGACATGGGGATGTCTTGGCTGACAGTGGCTTTGGCAAGCACGGTGTGCTTGTTCAATCAGGGCGTCGTGGTCGGGTTCGGATCGCGGAAGGAAGAATACGTCGACAAGATCGGTTCGCCGAAATCCTTGTTCGATAAGGCCCGAACGTTTATTTCGTCGCTTCCCGTTGAGTTCAAAGGATCATGGGACAGAAGTAAGCATGCGCCCCATATGCGCATCATGTTCCCGGAAACAGATTCTGTGATCACGGGTGAGTCGGGCGACGGCATTGGCCGCGGCGATAGAACGAGCTTCTACATTGTTGACGAGTCGGCTTTCTTGGAGCGTCCGCAGCTCGTCGATGCGTCATTGTCTGCCACGACAAACTGTCGACAGGATATTTCCACGCCGAACGGTTCGAGCAACTCGTTTGCTCAGAAGCGGTTCGGCGGGAAGATCAAGGTATTCACGTTTCACTGGCGCGATGACCCGCGCAAGGACGATGCTTGGTACGCCAAGCAAGCGGCGGAATTAGACGCTGTCACGGTCGCGCAAGAAATTGACATCAACTACAGCGCATCCGTCGAAGGCGTGCTCATTCCATCAGCCTGGGTCCAGGCAGCGATCGATTCGCACGTGAAGCTGGGGATCGAGCCAACAGGCATTCGGCATGGTGCGATGGACGTCGCAGATGAAGGCCGCGATTTGAACGCGTTTGCTGGCCGTACAGGTGTCCTGCTGGACTTCCTTGATTCGTGGTCTGGTAAAGGAGACGACATCTACGGGACTGTTCAGCGAGCCTTCGATATCTGTGATCGACGCGAATATGCGCGGTTCTATTACGACGCTGACGGGCTTGGCGCCGGCGTGCGTGGCGATGCTCGCGTGTTGAATGAGCAGCGGGTTGAGCGGTTGGCGAGACCTTTGGGCGTTGATCCATTCCGTGGGTCTGGTGCAGTCAATGACCCAGAAGGCGAGATGGTCCCGAAGCGCAAGAACAAAGACTTCTTCGCCAATGCCAAGGCGCAAGCCTGGTGGGCGCTGCGCATACGGTTCCAAAACACGTACCGAGCGGTCGTAGAAAAGATGGAGTTCAACCCGGACGAAATCATTTCACTGTCGAGCGGCCTGCCTGATCTCTTGAAGCTCACTTCAGAACTGTCTCAGCCGACTTATACGGTCAACGGCGTCGGGAAGATCGTGGTGGACAAAGCACCTGATGGAACCCGGTCGCCTAACTTGGCTGACTCCGTAATGATCAGCTACCACCCGGCGTCGAGAAATCTGGATATCTGGGCGCGCTTAGCTGGGTAAAAACACTGACAGCCGCCGTGCTGTAAAAAAGGATCCACTTAGAGCATGACCAAGTCACGTCGAAACCATAAGGCAGGCGTGGCTGCGGTGCGCACCAATGATTCGTTCGTCAATGCCCAGGCTCAGCTTGGTTGGGGCACGAATAATCAATCGTCTGCATCAACATACGCTTTGTCGTATCAAAGCCGTAACCGAATAGCTCTTGAAGCTGCTTACCGCGGTTCGTGGGTGGTAGCCGCAGCCGTCGACGCTATCCCCGAGGATATGACTCGGTGCGGCATCGAAATGTCTGGGCTTGAGCCGGACGAGATCAGCACGCTTGAAACGGACATGACCTCCCTTGGTATTTGGGATCGTCTGTGCGAAAACGGAAAGTGGGCACGTCTGTATGGCGGCTCAATCGCCGTGATGCTGATCGACGGTCAGGACTTTTCCACGCCCTTGCGCGTTGAGTCGATCGGTAAGGGGCAGTTCAAAGGATTGCTCGTTCTCGACCGCTGGATGGTCTCGCCCCCGATTGGTGACGTGGTGACTGATTTTGGCCCGGATATGGGCCGGCCGGTCTATTACAACGTGATTGCTGACTATGCGGCTATCCCAAAAGCAAAGATCCACTACACCCGCGTGATTCGCATGGAAGGCGCTGACTTGCCTTTCTACCAGCGCGTTGCGGAAAACGGATGGGGTTTGTCAGTCCTCGAACCTATGTGGGATCGCCTGATCGCTTTCGACAGCGCGTCGGTAGGTGCTGGGCAGTTGGTCTACAAGGCCCATCTACGCACAGTATCGATCGAAGGTCTGCGGGACATCATCGGCATGGGCGGACCGGCATTGGCTGGCCTCAAAGCGCAGATGGAGTTCACGCGTCTTTCGCAGACGAACGAAGGCATTACGCTGATCGATGCGAAGGATAAGTTCGAGGCTCATACCTACAGCTTTGCCGGCCTCTCGGACATGCTCATCCAGTTCGCCCAGCAGCTTTCTGGAGCAACTGGCATTCCGATCGCGCGTCTATTCGGCCAGTCTCCGCAAGGTCTGAGCGACAGCGGCGAAGGCCCGCGACGCCAGTATCACGAGAAGGTGCACCAGAAGCAGGAAAAGGAGTTTCGCACCCCCCTGCAACGGTTGCTGAGCGTGATGTCCATGTCGTCGCTCAGCAAGCCGCTCGATGATGGATTCCAGTTCACGTTTCGCGGTTTGGACGATACGCCGGAAAGTGAGAAGGCTGAGATCGCCAGCAAGAAGACAGCCGCGGTTGTGTCGGCGGTCGATGCACAACTCATAAAGCCATCTACCGGCATGAAGGAACTGAAAGCGTCGGCACCGGTTTCCGGGCTTTTCGGGACCATTACGGACTCGGATATAGCCGAAGCCGAGAAGCTAGAAAAAGAAGCGCCTCCGCCAGAGCCTGACGAAAATCCACCTGAGATGCCGACGAACCCGACCAAGGATTCGTTCTTCAAGCGGTTCCTGCCGAAGCGCTGACATGCTGACAATCGATCGAAAGCGGGAGCGCGAACGTAACCCGGTGCGCACCAAGCGCGCTGAGTTGCGGTACGGATCCCAGCTCCGCAAGGTGGCCGAGCATGTAGGCGCGATTGTGCGGCCGTTCACGCCGGGTGATATGTCTCAGGTGCCGACGATCACCAATCTGCTCGACGCGTATTCGAACATGCTTCGCCAGTGGGCGATCCAGACGGCAAGCAACATGCTGATGGACGTCGCGCTGCAGGACAAAAATGCATGGATGGAGCATGCGAAGGACATGTCGCGCGGCATCCGCGAAGAAATCCGCAATGCGCCTACCGGGTCCGTTCTGCAGGGCCTTCTCGAAGAACAGGTTGGGCTAATCCAGAGCATTCCACGGGATGCGGCGCAGCGGGTTCATCGGCTGACGCTTGAGGGACTTGAGAACAGCACGCGCGCCAGCGAGATTGCCAAGGAAATACTTCGTACTGAAGACGTCACGAAAAGCCGAGCTCTTTTGATCGCACGGACCGAGGTAAGCAGAAGCGCGACGTCGCTCACGCAGGCGCGTGCGCAGTCCATAGGTTCGCCTGGATATATTTTCACCACGTCGCATGACTCGGACGTCAGGCCCTCGCACAAAGCGATGGATGGCGAGTTCGTGGCTTGGGATGATCCGCCAACGCTGGACGGTTTAATAGGGCATGCAGGTTGCACACCTAACTGCCGTTGTTGGTGCAAAGTTGTCCTCCCCAGATAGCCGCCTAGAGCGGCTTTTTTTACGCCTATGCCATGACCGAACCATGCAAGTGCACGGCCTGCGCGAGCAAGAGGGCGCTCTTGACGACCGATTCTGTTACGGCTAGCGGATTCTTCACGACCGAGCAGATCGGCAAGAAGCAGTCTTTCACTCCGGAGCGTTTTCTTCTGTGCGAGTCGGTTCCGATAGCGCGCATCGGTTCTCAGGATTACGCCGCCATCGAGCTTCCTGATCTGCAAGACAAGGATGGCGTGATTGAGGTCGAGCGCGATCCCGAAGTCGTATTCAGCCCTGAGACGATCGGCAGCTTTATCGGCAAGCCGGTCACCATTGATCATCCGAACGACCCCGTTACGCCGACGAACTGGTCGGTGCTTGCCAAGGGTGGTGTGCACAACGTCCGCCGCGGCGAAGGCGACCTGAGCGACTTCCTCGTCGCCGATCTGCTGATCACCGACAAAGGCGCCATCAACGATGTCGTCAGCAAGCGGCTGTCCGAAATCAGCTGCGGTTACGAATCAGATTACGAGCAAATCGCGCCCGGGCGGGCGCGTCAGGTGTCCATCGTGGGAAACCACGTGGCCTTGGTTAAGAGCGCCCGCTGTGGCCCTGCCTGCAGCATAACTGCGGACAGTTCGAAACTTTTGGGAGAAACCCCCATGGCAGTAAAGAAGCCCGCGCAAGCATCCAGTTTGATGGACAAGCTGCGCAAAGCGTTTATGACGCGCGACTCGGATGAGTTCGAAAAGACTCTGTCTGAAGTCAAGGATTCGGATGAAGCAGGCGGCGACGCTCAGCACATCCATATCCACATGCCCGATGATTCAAAGGAAGAAACGAAGGATGAGGCTGACGATCCGATGGCCAAGATTGCGGCCTCGCTCGACGCGCTGACGACTTCCATTACGTCCATCGGTGAGCGCGTCTCGGCGCTTGAGTCCGGCAAAACCAACGACTCCGACGAAAAGGTCGACGAGAAGAAGGAAGAAACCAAGGACGGCGACGACGAAGAAGGTGACGGCGACGACACCAACGATTCGGACAAGTCGGAAGAAAAGAAAGACGAGAAGAAGGAAGACAAAAAGTCGACCAACGACTCGGGCGCGTTCAAGGACGAATTTCAGGATGCCAAAGCCCGTGCCGAGATCCTCGCGCCCGGCGTGAAGCTTCCAACGTTCGATTCGAAGGCCGTCGGCAAGAAGACGCAGGACTCGATCTGCGTGCTGCGCCGGCGCGCGCTAAGGGCTGCACTGGACGGTGGCAATGCTGATCTGGTGAAGGCCGTCACGGGCGACTCCGACGTTTCCAAGATGACATGCGACTCGGCCAAGGCGTTCTTCAATGCCGCATCCGAGCTCGTGAAACAGAAAAATTCGCTGGTGCCGAAGGCATCCGTGAAGATCGAAGACACGAAATCCGGCTTTGCTGATATCAATCAGCGTCACGCCGATTTCTGGTCCAACCGTAAGTAAGGAGCCGACATGCCCTCGTTGCAAGCTTATCAATTCCGCATGCCGGCTGGTTTTGCCGGTGACCTTCAGCGCGCTGAGATCGCCACGATCGAAACGCAACTGATCAGCACCGCTGCGCCGCCCACCTCGTTCGGCGTAGCCGTGAAGTTGGTATCGGGCGCGATTCAGCCTATCAACCTTTCCGGCGACACGGCCGCTTCGGTCTACGGTATCAACCTGCGCGCGTACCCGATCCAGACCAACGGTACTGACCCGCTCGGCACCTCGACGCCGCCCATCGCTGGCGTGGTTGACGTGCTTAAGCGCGGCTACGTGATGGTGTCGCTTGGCGGCACCACGGCCGCAACCAAGGGCGGCACGGTGTATGTGCGCGTCGCTACGCCGTCGTCCGGTAAGCCGCTGGGTGGTTTCGAGGCGGCATCGGACACAACCAACACCGTTGCACTCCCGTCGAACACGTACTTCACCGGTCCAGCCGATGCGTACGGGATCGCGGAAATCGCGTTCAATATCTGAATCCCCGGCGCTTAGCCGCGCACCGATACAGCCCCGCTCGTGCGGGGTTTTTTGTTTTCTGGAGCCCTTAAATGGACATGTCTGTTCAGCAACACCTGAAGCGCCGGGAAATCGCTGAAGCATCGCGCACGTTCGCGCGCCACTTCACGAAAGACCAAACCTACACGTATGACCGGATGACGGTTGACTCGACTGGCGTTTTCCTGATTGGGCAGCTCGAACGTCTGGATCAGACGCTCAACGAGCCGCTCGTTGAGTTCACCTGGTCGCGTGATATCGATCTTCGCACCGACGTTTCGCCGGCTGATGAAGTCGCGTCGTGGACGAACTCCGCGTTCGCCATGTCGGGCGGCATCAACCCCGGTGGCTTGAACTGGATTTCAAACGAAGGCAATGCGATCGCGGGTCCGTCGCTCGATATCGGCAAGACGCCGCAACCGATGCGCCTCTGGGGTGCTGAGGTGAAATACACGGTGCCTGAGTTGGTCAAGGCGCAAGCCCTCGGTCAGCCGATCGACGTGCAGAAAGTCGAGGCGATGAACCTCAAGCGAAACATGGACTTGGACAATATCGTCTATTTTGGCGATGCGTCCATCGGCTTCACGGGCTTGGTTAATTCGAACACGGCCGTTGTTCCGACTGCCGTCGCGAATGGCGCAAGCACCACCCCGCAGTGGACGACCAAGACGCCGGCCGAAATCCTGAAGGACGTCAATGAAATTTTGACGACGACCTGGATGAACGCAGGCTGGAAGGTCATGCCGAATCGCTTGCTGATTCCGCCGGCACAGTATGGCTATCTGGCGTCGACGATGGTCAACACCGCGGCGAACTACTCGATCCTGACGTACTTGCTGGAGAACAACATCTGTTCGAAGTCGGGCACGAAACTGGAAATCCTCCCGCTTAAGTGGCTGATCGGCGCGGGCGTGGGCGGCACGCCGGGCACGCTCGGCACGGTTGACCGCATGGTCGCGTACAACAAGGACAAGAAGTATGTCCAGTACCCGATGACCGAGCTTCAGCGCACGCCGCTGGAGTATCGTTCGCTGTTCCAGATCACCACATACTGGGCGCGGTTTGGTCAGGTGGAGTTCCGGTACAACACGACGCTTTCTTACCGCGACGGCATCTAAGCACGACGCGTCGAGCGCTGTAAGATAAGTGCTCGGCGCACCACCAAGGAAACGATATGGCACGAGTAGCCAAGCAGGATTTCACATTCCTGCGTGACGACAGCCGGCCACTGTATTTCGTGGCTGGACAGGATATTCCGGTCGAGTATGAGGGCCACTGGTTTGTGCTCCTGCACACAGACGAAGCGCCGCCAGTAGATGTAGAACTAGACGAAAAACGCAAGCCCGGCAGGCCTCCAAAGGCGTAAAGCAGATACAATTTCGGTGAACTTTCTTTTTAATTAGGAAGGCACGTGATTGATCTAAAAACGTTTAAAGAACACCTTTCGTATGACCCAGAGTCCGGTGTATTCACGAGACTCGCAGGTAAATATCATCGCGCAAAGAAAGGCGATGTAGCCGGAGCTAGACATATCGAGGGGTACCTGAAATTTTGCCTCTTGGGTGTTTCATATCTGGCACATCGAGCGGCGTTCTTCTACATGACAGGAGAATGGCCTGAAACGGATGTTGACCACATCAACGGCGATCGATCAGACAACAGATGGTCTAATCTGCGGCTTGCATCGCGGTCCCAAAATAATTGCAACTCAGGAAGACGGCGAAATAATACGTCCGGGCACAAGGGCGTAAGATTTCACAAGAAGGCTGGGAAGTGGATGGCTGAAGCGCGCATCAATGGCGAGCGTATCTACCTCGGGTTGTTTGATACTGCTGAAGCCGCGTCCGAGGCATATTCAGATCATGCGCAAAAAACGCATGGCGAATTTTTGTATAAAGGCGCGCGTAATGACCCTTACCCCCTCACAACTGAGGCTTGATTTCCCAGAATTCGCCGATCCGACGCAATACCCGGATTCGCTGATCTCGTTCTGGCTGGGAGTGGCCGCATCACTGGTTAATGCTTCGCGCTGGATGGAATTAACCAATCTCGGGCTCGAACTGGTGACGGCGCATCATCTGGTGTTGTCTACGCGTGACGGGCTCGCGGCGGCGACCGGTGGCGTGCCGGGTGAGATGAAAGGACCGACATCGGCTAAGTCGGTCGACAAGGTGAGTGTGAGCTACGACACGAACGCTGCCGCATTGACTGACGCGGGCGCTTGGAATTTGACGAGCTACGGCGTGCGTTTCCTCGGTCTCGCGCGCATGATGGGTGCCGGTGGCTATCAGGCAAACGGCTGGTGCGTATGACGATGACCATCACGAAAGACCGGCTGTCTGCGGTACTAAAGACAATCGGCGATCTGGCCAAGAAGCAGGTTCTGGTCGGCATTCCCGACGGTTCCCCGGAGAACACCGATAAGCCGATCACGAATGCTCAGATCGGTTACATCCAAGAGAAGGGCTCGCCGGTCAAGAACATCCCGGCGCGACCCTTTCTCGTGCCGGGGGTCGCCTCAGTGCAGGACCAATGCTTCGACAAGCTGCGAGACGCGGCAAGCGCTGCGCTCGATGGCCAGCCATCCGGAGTGAACCAAGGATTGACGTCTGCCGGGTTCATTGCCGAGGACGCGGTGAAAGAAAAGATCAACAGCAACATCCAGCCAGCTTTGGCTGAAACGACACTCGCTGCGCGCCGCGCGCGGGGCGTCACGCGTGAAAATACGCTTGTGGATACCGGCAGCCTACGCAATGCCGTGACACACGTCATCAGGGATAAATCGTAATGCCTCCACTCCTTGATGTAAGTGATGTAATTTTGGACCCCGAATTCTTCGATTTCGGCCTGATGTGCTACCGCAACGTGCAGACCGTCGACACGACCGGCATCGCCTCGAACTCGACCACCGCAACGCCATTCGGTGGCGTCGTCACGAACAACGCAGGCGACCTGCTGGTGAGGCTGTCCGAAGGCGCGCGCATCAAAGGCTCGATCACGATTCACACGAAATTCCGTCTTACCGCTGGCGCCGATGGCGTTGGTGCGGATGAAGTCACGTGGCAGGGAAATCGTTACACGGTGTCCAACGTCGGCAACTGGTCGACGTACGGCGCCGGCTTCATGGCTGTCAACTGCGATTTGATTCCGCTCTCAGGGGGCGCAAGTGCCGGATAGCTCTACAGGCGGGTATCTCGTACCGGCCGCGCCTACGCCGCCAGTCGAAGATGCCGCCTTAGATGCGATCTTCCAGGCGATGATCGTCGGCTTGACGGGTTTGCCCGGCAACATGGTGCGCCCGCGCTGGCAGTCAGTTGTCCCGATACAACCCGACCCGTCCACGAACTGGTGCGCTATCGGCATCACGGATATCGATCCTGACGCCAACCCGTTCATGATGCACAACGGCGCCGGCCAAGGCTCGGACACGATGCTGCGGCACGAAGTCATGACGCTGGCAGTCAGCTTCTACGGCCCGAATGCAATGCAGTACGCTGCGCAGGCACGCGACGGCCTTTACGTATCGCAGAACCACGCGATGTTCACGGCAAATGATATGGGGCTGGTGCGCGCCGGCAAGGTCACGTCGAACCCCGAATTGGTCAATCAGCAGTGGGTTCGACGGTTTGATTTCGATATCACGATTCGACGGCAAGTAGTGCGAACTTACAATGTGTTGAACGTGCTTTCGGCTGAAGGCACCGCAGACTCCGACTCTCGGACGATTCCGTTTAGCGTCACGCAGTAACCCTCACACACACGTTTTCCAAGCCCGCCGCGTGCGGGCTTTTCCTTTTCTGGGATCGCCCTATGACGACGAGTCAATTACCCATCTCCCGTTTGATTAACGGGACGGTGAATCTGTCTCCGAACGCGGCTCAGGCTCAGAACCTGAACACCGAGCTGATTCTTGGCTCGTCGCCCGTGATCGATGTAGTGTCGCGGATGCGTTCGTATCCGAGCCTGACGGCTGTGGCCGGCGACTTCGGCACGGCCGCGCCTGAATACTTCGCGGCAAATGATTGGTTCGGCCAGTCTCCGCAACCGGCATCGGTCCTGATCGGCCGCTGGGCGCAGACTGCGACCTCGGCGCAACTGTTTGGCGCATCGCTGTCGGTTGCTGCGCAATTGATGACGGCATGGACTGCGGTGACGGCCCCGGCTTTCTCGATCACGATCAACGGTTCACCCTATACGATCTCGCCGGCAAGCTTTGGCAGTGCGACGAACCTGAACGGCATTGCGGCACTGATCCAGACGGCTCTGGCCTCGGCAGTCGCTGGCTCGACCTGCGTATGGAATTCGAGCTTTGCTCAGTTCCAGATCACGGATGGCGTGACCGGTGCGACCTCGACGCTCAGCTTTGCCAGCGCGCCGACCGCATTCGGCTCGGTTCTTTACACGGTCAACCCGACCGCCGCGGCTACGGTCACGATTGGCGGTACGGTGGTGACCTACGTCACCTCGATCACGAGCGGTCCACAAGTGCTGATCGGCTCGACGCTGGCCGCGACGCTGGCGAATGCTGTCACGTTCCTGAATCAATCGGCGGACGTGAACATCAGCAAGGCGACGTACTCGGTTAATCAGGCCGGCACGGCCTTGCAGATCGTCTACAAGACGGCCGGCACCGCAGGTAATGCATTCACCCTTGCCGCATCGGTCGGAACCGCATCAGGTGCCACGCTGTCGGGCGGCGCAGGCACGGACATCTCTTCGATGCTCGGCATGACGGTAGCCTCGTCTGGCGCCTATGTGGCAAACGGCATCGCAGCAGAATCAGCGCTCGCTGCTGCAACGTTGTTCGACAATCAATTCGGCCAGCAATGGTATGGACTGACGATCTGCGGCGCAGCCGATGCCGATCACCTGGCAGTCGCCGCATTCATTGAAGCGACGACCAACAAGCACTTCTATGGCGTCACAACGCAAGAGGCTGGAGTTCTGGTGTCCTCGGTTACGACGGACATCGCCGCCGAACTGCAGGCCCTTGGTTTCAACAAGACGGCAACGCAGTATTCGAGCAGCAGCGCATACGCGGTGAACTCGTTCCTCGGGCGCCAATTGACGGTGGATTACACGGGCAATAACACCGTGATCACGCTGATGTACAAGCAAGAGCCCGGCGTGCAGGCGGAAAACCTGAACTCGACGCAGATTAGCGCACTTGAGGGCAAGAACTGCAACGTCTATGTCACCTACAACAATGGCACAACAATCATCGAGCCGGCCAAGGTCGCATCCGGCGAATTCGTCGACACCATCGTCGGTATGGACGCGTTCCTGATTGATGTTCAGACGGCATTGTTCAACCGCCTCTACACGAGCACGACGAAGATTCCTCAAACCGATCCGGGCATGCACATCCTCGCGACCGATATTGAAGGCGTCTGTCAGCAGTACGTGAATAACGGCCTGTTCGCGCCGGGCGTGTGGAATAGCGGTGGCTTCGGCACGTTGAATGAAGGCGATTTCTTGCCGAAGGGCTTCTACGTGTATCAGCCGCCAGTCGCATCGCAAAGCCAAGCAGACCGCGCCGCGCGCAAGAGCGTGCCGTTCCAGATCGCAGTGAAGCTGGCTGGCGCAGTTCATTACGCGAACTTTGCCGTTTCCGTGAACCCCTAATCGAGAGCAAAAATGAGCACGTATAGTTTCCAAGATTTTGCGATGACGATAACGGGCCCGGGCGGTGCAATCACGCTAGGCGACGGATCGGGCGCAGCCAAAGAAGGCGCGACCTTCGAATTCATCGAGAACGCCAATACGATGACGGTCGGTGCCGACGGCACGCCGATGCATAGCCTGAACGCGAGCAAGGCCGGCAAGGCCACGGTTCGCCTACTCAAGACATCTCCGACCAACGGCTTGCTCAGCGCGATGTACAACTTCCAGCGCACGAGCTCGGCGAACTGGGGGCAAAACGTGGTGGCTGCATCGGACATCGTGCGCGGCGAGCAGTACTCCTGTCAGCAAGTCGCGTTCTCGAAGTTTCCGAACAACACGTATGCGCAGGATGCCGGGATGCTTGAGTGGAACTTCGATGTAGGCATCATGGACCCAGCATTGGCAACAGGACTGTAAGCGATGAACGAATCTTTTGAAGTGGGCGGTCAGACGTATCGCGTCGGCCGCATGGATGCGAAGAAGAAGTTTCACGTCGCGCGGCGCTTGGCTCCGCTGCTGCCAGCAATGAGCGCATTGCATTCGGGTGGCGACATGATGAAGTCGCTTGCGCCCGTTGCAGAATCGTTGTCGCGCATGAGCGAAGAAGATACCGATTACGTGATCGACGCATGCTTGTCCGTCTGCCAGCGCTTGCAGCCGGCGGGCGGTTGGGCGCCAATTACCGCGGCGGGTGGCCGGCTGATGTTTCAGGACATCGATATGCCGGAAATGATTCAACTTACCGTGCAGGCCATTCGGGACAATATCGGAAATTTTTTGCCCGGCGCAGCGCCCCAGTCGCCAGCGACCACGTAGGGTCGTCTGTCGATCTGGTGTCCATGCCAAACGGCGAAGACTGGCTCTGGCGCCCTGCGATGGAAGGGCTGTGCAAATGGGAGTCCGTCTTGGACGGAACGCTGTGCCTTTGCGACATCGCGGATATGAACGACGCATTGGACGTGAAGGCCATCAATGAACGACGCATGCAGGAAGCTGCTGAACGGGATCGATAATGGGTGACGACGGAATTTTGCGCGAGTTCCTCGTGTCTCTGGGCTTCCACGTCGATGAAACGTCGATGAAGAAATTCACGACGTCGGTCGAGAAGATCACCAAGGGCGTCAAGGAAGCGGGGCTCGCAGTTGCCGCCACGGCCACTGGCATCATTGCGGGCGTCGCGGTTATCTCCAATCAAATGGAGAAGTTGTACTACGCTTCGCAGCGCACCGGCGATACTGTTGGCAATATCATGGCACTGCGTTATGCGGCCGGCCAGATCGGGCTGACCGCAGAACAAGCGCAAGGTGCACTCGAAGGTTTCGCGCGCACGCTGCGCCTGAACCCCGGTTCAAACAATCTGCTGTCCTCGCTGGGTGTAACTGGCGCGAACCCGACCGAAAAGTTTGATAGTTTCATCGAACAGATGAAGAAGCAGAAGCCCTATGTGGCGGCTGCTTATGCGGGTTTGTTTGGGATCGATCCTGACACGCTGCTGATGCTTGAGCAGGGCCAAGACAAGCGACTTGATGCAGAAAGGCAATACCACGAGAAGCTTGCGAAATTCGGGATAAACCCAGATCAAGCGGCAGAATCCGGCAAAGATTTCAACAATTCGATCCGCGATCTGAAGGATACATTCAACGATTTATGGATCGTCGTTGAGTCAAAACTTGCGCCAGTTCTTACCCCGCTCGTCAATCAGTTCGAGCGCTTTGCAGAAAACCATGCCGGCGAAGTCGCGCAAGGCATTGCGGACGCAGTACAGCACCTCGCAAACTGGATACAGAGCGTCAACTGGAAGAAAGTCGGCGATGACATCACTTCCGTGTTTCATGCATTGGGCGGAGTTAAGGGAATTCTGATTGGGTTGGCCGCGATTCAGCTTGCACCGCTCATCACTGGCGTTATTGGCCTCGCAACGGCAGTGACGAAGCTTGGCATCGCTGCTGGGGGCGCCGGCCTCGGGATGCTGGCGAAAGTACTAGGCCCGCTCGCGCTGCTCTTTCACAGTGACAATCTGAACACTGGCGAAGATGCTGATCTGGCTCGGCGCCAAGCTCTTGCGGCCGGCGTTGATCCCAAGACGTTCGATTTCAATGGCGCGGCGAATCGCGTATCCCCGGGCGGCTCAGTCGCAAGCGGTCCAGTCGGCTTTCAACCTGACGGGACGATCATTGAGGTGCCCGCTAACGGCTCTCATGTGCCGCGCGGCATCCGCAATAACAACCCCGGCAACATCCGGTCTGGCGCCTTTGCCAATGGCGCAGGCGCGAATGGCAGTGACGGCGGCTTCGCTACCTTCGCTTCGATGGAGCAGGGAATTCAGGCGGCTGTCACGTTGCTCAAGAGCTACGCGGCGCGCGGGTACGACACGATTAAGTCGATCATCTCGCGGTGGGCGCCGGGCAACGAGAACAACACCGCGGCATACATCGCCGACGTGGTGAAAAAGCTCGGCATCTCGGCTGACCAGCACCTGTCCGGTGATCAGTTAAACGGCGTCGCTCAGGCGATATTCAGCCATGAAAACGGCGGTGCATATGGCAACGTCGGCTCTCTGATGAACTCGGCGAGGAATACGCGACTCGGCGCAAATGGCAGCTACGGTGGCGCCGCTCCTGTCACCATCGCTCAAACGAACACGTTCCATATCGACGGCTCGTCAGACCCGCAAGGCACCGCGCGCGCCGTCGGCAGCGAACAAAGCCGGGTGAACGGCGATCTGGTCCGCAACTTCTCGGGAGCATTCCATTGAGCCTTCTCGGTAATGTGGTCGCGGTCGGGCAGATAGGTATCCAAGCGATCGCGACCAAGCCCCAGCGAGGGATGTCCTCGATGGACGGACTCTCACCGCAATCGATCATCAAAAGTCAGATCACGATCGAGGAAGTCCATTCCGACGAGATGGAAATCACCGATCACCCCATTGAACAAGGGGCGACGATCTCCGATCATGCGTTCGCCCGGCCATCCGAGGTGATTATCACGATGGCGTGGCCGTACGCGTTTAGCGACACGGGTATCGTGAACCAGATCATGGGGGCTGCTGCGAATTCAAGTCCGGTCTTGCAAAAGGTAATCGGGGCGGCAAGTCTGGTTAGCGGGATAGCTACTGCAATCAATTCGGGGCCGGCGTTGCCGGTTGTTGCATACAACATTCTGATCGGCGTCTACAACGCCCGTCGACTGTTCAAGGTGTACACCGGCAAGCGCGTCTACTCAAACATGTTGATCAAGTCGCTTGTTACGACGACTGACGCCAAGACTGAAAATAGCCTGATCATCCGCGTCACCTGCCGTCAGATATTGATGGCACAGACGCAGACCGTCACCGTCCCGGATTCGTCAGTGATGGCGAACCCGGCTAAGAACGGCGCGACTGTCAATAAAGGCGTGCAATACCCGCTGCCGTCGGCGACCTACAACGTTGGATAAGTCATGATGACCGCTTACGAAGTCCCGCTAACGCCGGAGCCGCAGACGTTTCAAATCGCGCTGGTGAATGTGACCTACACGATGACCGTGTGGTGGAACGTAGTTAGTGCGTCGTGGATGATCGATATCGCAGACGCGAGCGGCAATCCGATCCTGACGGGCATTCCAATGGTGACGGGCGCGGATTTGCTCGAGCAGTACGCGTATCTCGGGTTCAATTTTCAATTGGTTGCCCAGACCGATAACGCGCCTGATGTGGTGCCGACGTTTGCCGATCTCGGCTCGACGGGGAATCTCTATGCGCTGGTCGGCTAGAGCTTGCGGAAGTCGTCAGGCTTGAAGTTCGGGCACCACGCGCAGCCGTGATCGACGCCCATCGCCTGTATCTGGTCGCGCAGGCTCGACGGATGCGCGGCGGTGAGATCGAGCCGCGCCTGACGCTTGATTAGATAGTTGCACGGGAACAGGTAGGCGTCGGCACCGATCCGCGCGTCTGAGATAACGCGTTGGCAGTGTGCAGCCTGGTCGTCGCACGAAATCGCCTGGATGTAGCACTTCAGCGATTCATACAGGTAGTGCGTATCGACGATCGGGAAGCCGTTCGAAAAGAAGCGCGCTGCGGTAATTGTGCCAGCGTAATTCACGACAGCAAGAGCGCGGCTTATCTGCTCGATGCTTCGTCCGAATGACGCGAAGTGGTAGAGCAGCCCTTCAGTTGTGAATTCAGAGTATCTGTGGGCGCCTTTACATAACACCACCACGGCCGGATAGGCGGTCGCCTTACTCTTGGGAAACATCACTCCAAAGACATGATCTTTCGATGCGAAGTCGATCTCTTGCATCTTGATGGTGAGTTCAGAGGGCATAGCAACCTGAGGCAGTATGGCAAATCAATTTGGCCGGAAGGCGTCGCTCATCGTCAGCGCCGGCACGCAGGGTCTTGACCTGTCGCAGATGCGGTTCAAGTTTCAGACTCGCAATGCCGACGAGCAGGCCCCAAACACGCTGTATGTGCGCATCTACAACCTGAAAAAAGAAACGATTCAAAAGATCGGGGCTGAGTTCACGACCATCACGCTTCAATGCGGTTACGAAAACGGGAACTTTGGCATCATATTTCAAGGAACCATAAAGCAGACCGCGACTGGGCGAGAGCGCAATGTTGATTCTTACCTCGATATCTGGGGCGCAGATTCTGACGAATATTACAACTTCTCCGTAATTAGTTTAGCACTGAAGGCTGGTCAGACGCCGCAGCAAGTCATCGACGCGATCCAGAACGCGCCTTCTGTCAATGGCGTGCCTGCGCTTCCTTATGCGAGCGACGCATCAGGCTTGATTGCCGGCGCTGGTGGCGGAACGGCGCAAGCTCTTTCGCGCGGGAAATCGCTCTTTGGGCAGTCGAGAAGTTATGCCCGTGATTGGGCCAATAAGTACGGGTATAGCTGGTCGATGCAGAACGGTCAGTTCGTTGTCGTGCCAATCACGGGATATCGCCCGGGTGAGGCTGTCGTGCTGTCTTCGACGACTGGCCTTATCGGTGTACCAGAGGCTACGGCAGACGGGGTACGGGCAAGGGCGCTGCTCAACCCATTGATCCGTATCGGCTGCCTTGTGCAGATTGCACAGTCCGATATCAACCAGATCACGACGCAGCAACAGGGGCTGACCTATTCGGCAGCGATCGCGACCGTGACAACAGCAACCGGATTTTACCGCGTGTTATCAGCGGAATTTTCCGGAGACGTGCGCGGTCAGGAATGGTACGTGGATATCGTTTGCCTGGCTGTCGATGTCTCGGCTAGTGATCCTAACAACTCAGTGAAAGCAGCGGGCTAAACGTGCTCCAGAGCGAACGCCTAAATTCCTTCCCCGAAGCGCTGCTCGCGGCTCTCGATGGACGCCAAGCGCAAATCTGGACGGCGCTTCCTTGCATCATCCAAAGTTTCAATGCCGATGCGCTGACGGTTGTGGCTCAGCCTGCGATCAAGGCGCAAGTGCGCTCGCCCAACGGCACGATGCAATGGGTCTCGCTGCCCTTGCTGCTTGACTGCCCGGTAGTGTTTCCGCGCGGCGGCGGCTGCACACTGACGTTCCCCATCGCGGACGGCGACGAGTGCCTGATTATCTTTGCCTCGCGCTGTATCGACGCTTGGTGGACCGCAGGCGGCGTACAGGTGCAATCCGAGCTACGGATGCACGACTTGAGCGATGGATTTGCGATTCCGGGGCCATTTAGTCAGGCAACAAAGATCAGCAACATCAGCACGACGACTGCCCAACTTCGAAGTAACGATGGCTCGACGTATGTTGAGCTGAACCCGAGCGGCAAGGTGGTGAACGTAGTCGCTCCCGGTGGCATGACGATCACTGCTCCGACCGTGACCATTACGGGCGTGATTAACGTTGAGAATCAGCAGGGCGCAGCAGCCGCGTCAACGATGAGCGGAACGATGAAGACCACGGGCGACGTCATCGCAGGCACCGTCAGTTTGCAGAACCACTTGACCAGCGAAGTACTTTCCGGTGGCGGAACGTCCGGCCCACCAGTGCCCGGCACGTAACGCCCAACCAGCCCACTTCGGTGGGCTTTTTTACGTCCATACGAAATGAGATACCGCGAACTGACGGCGACAGGCGATATGCAGTTCGGACAATCACAGGTCAGCTTTTTGGTGAATAGCCCGGCCACGGTCGCGCAAGCCGTGCTCACCCGCCTGAAGTTGATTCAGCTTGAATGGTTTCTGGATCAGACAGCTGGCGTCCCGTACAGCACCGACATTCTCGGCGCAGACACGGGTTCAACACGCGACCTCGCCTATCAGACCGTGATTCTTGAAACGCAAGGTGTGACCGGCATTACCGAATACGCGAGCTATCTGAACCCGGCCACGCGCGCCTTCACCGTCGCCGCGACGATCGACACGATTTACGGCACGACCACAATCACGACGGGCATCTGATGGCAACGACATATCCGCTCACAACGCTCGCGGCACAGATCACGTCGACCGGCATTTCTGCGCCGTCCTACGCCGATATTTTTGCTTCGTTGCAGGCAAGCTTCCAGAGTATCTATGGCAGCGATATCTACCTGGCTGCGGACTCTCAAGATGGCCAAATGCTCGCCGTGATGGCTCAAGCCATCAGCGACTGCAACCAGACCGCGATCGCCGTCTACAACGCGTTCTCGCCCACCTACGCACAGGGCGCAGGTCTATCTAGCGTCGTCAAGATCAACGGCATCCAGCGCGAAATCTCGACCTACTCGACGGCCGTGCTTGATCTCGTTGGCCAAGCCGGTGCGCCGATTTTGAACGGCATTGTTCAGGATGCGTCGCAGAACAACTGGGCGCTCCCGGCCTCTGTGACCATTCCACCGTCAGGCACGATCTCGGTCACGGCAACGTGCCAGACCATCGGCGCGATCACGGCGTTGCCGAATACGATCACCGACATATCGACGCCGCAGCTCGGCTGGCAGTCGGCCACGAACCCAGCGGCATCGGCTCCGGGTAATCCGGTCGAGCAAGATGCTGCTCTGCGCCAGCGTCAGACGGTTTCGACCTCGCTCCCCGCGCAAACGCCGCTGCAAGCGATCATTGCCAATGTCGCCAATGTGGTGGGTGTCGGTCGCTACGCGATCTACGAGAACCCGACGAAGATAACGGATAGCAACGGCATTCCCGCGAACAACATTGCGGTTGTCGTGGAGGGCGGCGATGCAACGCAGATCGCGACCGCCATCGAGGTCAAGAAATCTCCCGGCACTGGCACGTACGGCACCACTTCGGTGATCGTTTATGACCCTTCTGGCGTGCCGATCAACATCAGTTTCTTTGAACTGACCGAAGTGCCGGTGTTCGCGCTCATCGATATCACGCCGTTGGCTGGGTATGTGTCGACTACCGGAACCGCAATCCAGCAAGCCGTTTCAGCCTTCATTGAGGGCCTTTCGATTGGCTCAGGCGTGAATCTGAACAAGGTTCTTTCGCCGGCAGGTCTGCAAGGCAATGCCGCGATCACGGCCACGGGGCTGACTCAATCGCAACTCGCGGCCTTGGCGGCGACTTACGACATCGATTCAGTCTATATGGCGCGCTCTGACATGAGCGTGATAGGCGGCCCGTACAACGCAGGAGCTGTTGCCGTTTCAGTAACAAATCCAGCTAATTTCTCTGTCGGGCAGAGCATTACGCTGATTGCGAGTGATTCGTCACAGATCATCTCTTCGGTGACATCGGTCGTTGGTTCGGTTGTCGGTTTTTCGCCGGCAGTCCCGACTGGCAAAACGATCAACAACGGCGCGCTGGTGTATGTAGCCGGCAATCTGTCGATTGCCTTCACTGCCGCCGCGGCATGTAGTTCGGCCAACATCCTTTTGAGCACGTAAATGTCGGCAGATATCTCCGCGTACACGTCGCTCATCACATCGCAGCATTCGGTTCAGCCGAATTTCATGGCTACGGTTGCGGCGCTCGTGCAGCCGTCGGCTGATCTTCAAGCGGTGCTCAATAGCATTCCGAGCCTGTACGACTTGGACGCAGCTGTTGGCGCGCAACTGGACGTAGTTGGGCAATGGGTCGGGCAGAGCCGGAATCTGAAAGAGCCGATCACAGGTGTGTATTTCAGCTTTGATGCCGCAGGAATTGGCTTCGACCAAGGCACATGGCTCGGGCCGTTCGATCCCACATCGGGCCTCGTTGCATTGCCTGACGACTCCTATCGCATCCTGCTTTACGCGACCATCGCCGCCAATTCGTGGGATGGCACGGTCCCGACTGCTTACGCGATCTGGAGCACGTTGTTCGTGTCGCTTGGGTACGAGATTCTCATCCAAGACAATCAAGATATGACGATGGGGATCGTTCTCATCGGCCCGACTCCCAATGCTGTGACGCTCGCGCTGTTCTCCGGCGGCTATCTCAATCTTCGCCCCGCAGGAGTGCTGATCGAGTTCTACGGCATTCAGTCCGTTCCGAACACTCCTGTTTTTGGCTTTGATGCCGCGCTGTCAGCCTACGTGGTCACAGCCGGTGGCGAGCAGGTCGTCACCAGTGGAGGCGAGGCCGTGATAGTCGGCGGCACAGGGGGCGGATCGAGCGTTGCAGGCTTCGACATAGGGGCGTGGTTCACCTACATAACCCCAGCATGAAACCAAATACAGCCGCCTTCGGGCGGTATTTTTTTGCCTGATCGGAGCTTAAATGCCCATTGAGAATGATTTTTTGGTGTTCGCTGGGCAGTCCGGCGCGAACGTCGTTCCGCAGACTTCTTATGCGGGTCAAACATGGCAACAAACTGGATTCGTCGCCGGCATTGCTCCGTCTGCGCAATTGAATAAGCCGTGGCGCCAGTCGACCATCATGGCGGCTGTCTTGGCGCAGTTCATCGTCAACAACAGCGGGCAGCCGGCGATCGATGACGGCACGACGGCAACACTACTGGCGAACTTTCAGGCCGCATTGCTGGCAGCCGTCCCGCATGGAAGCGTCACCTTTACGGCGAATGGAAACTGGACTTGTCCTGCAGGCGTCACGACCGCTTATTTCAGCGGCGTTGGCGGTGGTGGCGGCGCGGGAAGCGGCGGCTCGGCATCGGGCTCGGGGATTGGCGGCGGCGGTGGTGGCGGTGGTGCGGGGACCCCTCTCATTCACTCAGCGTTCACGGTTGTTCCGGGCACCGTCTACGCGGTAGTCATCGGGACTGCGGGTGTGGGCGGAGCTGCGGTCGCTTCTGGTTCCGGTAACAACGGAACAGCCGGCGGCGCCACGACCGTGGCAGCGCTCTCAATCAGCCTCGCTGGCGGGGGCGCCGGCCTCGGTGGGACTAACAGCGTTGGGACTGCGGCCGGTGGCGTTGGCGGCGCTGGATCTCCAGGCGGCTCGTATGGGTCGGATGCGGTGGCGTCTGCCGGCGGCGGCAACGGAGGTCCGGGTGCGTCGAGTTCGTTCGGCGGCGGTGGTGGCGCCGGCCGCGGCGGCGTAAGCGGGGGCTTAGCCGGCTCGAATGGCGGCGGATACGGTAGCGGTGGTGGTGGTGGCGGCGGATCGTACACCGCAGGCGCAGGCACTGGCGCTGCTGGCGGCAATGGTATGCCCGGATATCTGAAGATCGAGTGGTAATCAGTCCATACGCGAAATAAGCATTAGCCGCCTCCGGGCGGCTTTTTAAATTCCCCGGGGAAGTGCATGAATGATGCAGACGCAATTAGCGAATTGCGGGACCGCTTGGGTCGAGCAGAAGATCGACTTTCAAAAGGCGACAGCCAATT